ATTACGCAGCCGCTATAGGTGCATTGAGCTTTGCTGACGGTGTAACTGCTCAGACAATTTCTGTTCCTATCATCGATGACCCAACATTTGAAGGCGATGAGACGGTTAATCTAACACTGAGCACACCAGGAGGCGGCGCTACATTAGGAACACCGGCAACTGCTGTTTTGGTAATAGTTGATGATGATCAGCAAGTGATAGCGCCTCCAGGGCAAGGAACCATTGACTCTGTTGTCAGAAATGAGGACCCTATACCTGACACAACACCGCCACAGGTTCAAATAACCAGCCCGGTAGATGGCGTCACAGTTAATACAGCAAGTATCACTGTTAGCGGTACTGCTAGCGATGAAACTGAACTGTCAAGTGTAAGTGTTAATGGAGTACAAGCTACATTCGGTGGGGGTACATACAACGCCACTATTACGTTGACAGAGGGATTGAACACGGTAACGGCCACAGCTACAGATAGCAGTAATAATTCTAGTGCGACATCTGTTCAGGTCACGTATGCGCCGGTTGTCAGCGATCTTGAGATTATTACTGGCGGCTATCCGCGCGCGTTTCTATTTCACACAGAGGTAGCGAGCGTACAGGAGTCAAGTAATACTTACGATACGAAGGAACAATATTTTAACACCTTACAGGGTATCAATGTTCCAGCTAATCATGTCGATGAGTATGTGTTGTACAAGGAGAGAAACCCAGAGAAACTGGTATTGCTGTTCCATCAAGGTAGAGTGTTCAGTGACGATACAACAACATTCCGCTTTGATTTTATTGACCGCAGACAGTTTATTGACGGCCACTGGCTGTATCATGAAGGCTCAACTATAACTAGCTTTATATCTACTTCAGCAACGTCTATACCTGTTGCAGATCCGGCGAAGTTCGTAGTAGGACAAGATGCCGCTATGTGCACCTTATCTGGTGGCCAGCCTAACTGGGAAAACTGCGAGCAGATGAGGATTACAGGGAAAAGCGGCAATAACATAATCGTTAACAGAGCGGAATACGGATCTTCTCCTATTACAGTTCCTGCTAATGGTGGTTGGCTTGCTGCTCATGCTAGTTATTCGTGGGGTGATGTGTCTTGGGCACCTAACTTCACCAATCGCTGCCCTGTAGACAGTCAAGGACGTACTGCCAGCGACATTTACATTGATCAAATGATTAGTGAATTAAACGCTGGAGGCTCCAGGTATACGTTCGATGGAGTCGAGTTCGACGCTTTCGCTACGAGTATGCGCGGGTATACACTTGGAGGTAAACCGCTTATTGATGTAGACGGCGACGGAGTTGGTGAGGATGGTATATTCAACGGTGTTAATGAATACCAACTAGGGCTTTATGATACCTACAAGCGATTCAGAGAGCAGCTTGATCCTAAGCATTATTTCATGGCTGATGCTGCATCATGGACACCTAGCCAAATATTCATAGATGCTTTCGGCGGGATTGAGAACGAAGGCTGGCCAGTAATGTTCGATGCTGAAGCTGATAGATGGCCAACAGCGATGAATAGATTGTACTTCTGGAACCAGATGCCTGAGCAGGGTCCTATATTCACGTACATCAATCATAAGCCAACGAATATCCTTAATGATTTCCGGGCACTCCCGTACTCTAATCATAGGATTGTGTTTGCTGCAGGTGTGTTTACTGATGCTGCGTTAACAACTTTCAATACACCTCCAGCTGAGCCGGGTCAATTACGAGGAGTTTTTGACGAGTTTTACAAGGGAACTGAAAGGCAATCTGGGTGGCTAGGACTACCACTTGCACCAGCTAAGCATATCGCTAATGATGCACCAGATCAGCTCAACGGTATCGGCCAGAACATAGGTACGACTTTCGCTAATAAGGTGACAAGCTCTGACTATTCCAAGTCCATTGTAAATGGAAACCTGGTCTTGAGCCAAACATCGACCAGCGGTAGCCCGACGTTCACGCTTAATAACGTATCTACTCCTTCTGGGGATATAGTCGTTAGAGTTAAGATACAAGCCTCAGAGTCTCCTATTTTTGGCGGCAGGGGTATAGGTCGATTGATAAATGCTCGATTAACACAAGGTTCAGAGATAGTGACTAGTCAAGCTCACACTGATTGGTTTGAGGCAAGATTCTATTTCCGTGATGTTCAACCTGTTAACGGTGAAATCGATGTATTATTCACAATGGTTCAGCCTGGTGATGTGACAATAACAGACGTATCGGTTCATCAATTACAAGATGTTATGTACAGAGAGTTCGAAAATGGCTTAGTTCTAGCTAATCCGTCGAATAGTCCGTATACATTTAATCTGGATCAGCTAACGCCTGGAAGGACGTACAGAAGGCTTAACGGCTCTCCGCAGCAGGACCCTGTAACCAATAACGGTACGGTCCAGGGAAATATACTAACACTGCCTGCTCGTGACGCCTTGTTCTTAGTAGCTCAATAATGGCAGCATTTACGGTTCAGCACTTAGCTTATGACGTTCCCTCCTCGGGGGGAACGCAAACCGTAACGTCTGTTGATACTACTAAATCAGTAATAATAAACACCGCAAATAACTTCTCAGCCGCGGATAATGCGGATGCAGACGAGAACTCAGTAGGCATAGATTTAAATTCTGCAACAAGTGTCGGATACACAAGGCAGGGGACAGCATTACTAACTTGCCAGACTCACGCGTCTCTACTTGAATACACTGGGGCAGCTAACGGGCCAAACGAGTTTCTAATTCGCGGTACTGGAACAGTATCAATTACTGCTGGAAATAGAACAACAACCGCAACTTGTTCTACAACGCCAACTAACATAGATAACTGTGTTGTATTCTTGAGCGTAACGACTAGTGGCGCTGGGGCTTGGTTTCTTGATGATAAAACCGGTGAGTCTTGGTTATCTGGAACTGACACAATTAATTTCGAGCGTGGAGGTTCATCAGGAACAACAACATTCCATTATCAAGTTGTAGAGTTTGTTGGAAGTAATTGGACTATTCATCACGGATTTAGCGGCGATGTAAGCACTGATACAGGAAGTATAACCCTATATGATGGCCAGAAAGGAACAGGAACAACATCAACAGTAACAAGCTGGGGTAAGGCGTTTATTCTTGGTCACTTTAAAGCCGATGACAGCACTGGTAATACGGCTATTGCCGACTTGTGGCCTGTTTATGCCCCTGGAACTGGCACAGGAACAGTTGACTGGACTTTTGACGCTGGTCGAGACGGAACAGACAACCAGCATTTGGTTTATGTTATTGAAAACAGTGATACTAATTTTACTGTTGCAAGATACAACAGCGGTGCGATCACGCTACCAGCAGGGAACCATACGCAGACTATTACCGCAGTAACTTCATTAACTGAGGCGATAGTTTTAAATACCTGCGAAACAAGCGGAGGCGGTAACGCTCACCCGAGAGGTGCCAGATCATCTGGGTTTAACTCTACAACGCAAGCTTTTGCATACTGTTCAATTTCTGGTAATGTTGGACAGATTGAATATCAAGTAATTGATTTCAACGGAATGGATGAGGGCAGTACTGCTCTAACTGCCTTACCTGGTTTAATTTCAGCAACAGCTACTCTTTACGGGCCTACTCTGGCTCCAGGCTCAGTAACAACGACTCCAGCGCGTATTACGTCAACAGCTACGCTTTACAGCCCGACATTAGCTCCAGGCCAGGTCAGCGTAACAGCAAGCCTGATAGATTCAACTGCTACTGTTTACAGCGCTACTGTCTTAGCTGGTCAGGTAACAACTTCTCCAGTATTAATTGACTCAGCAGCTACTTTATACGGCCCTACGGTTCAGCCTGGATCTGTAACTACATCCGTTAGTCTGATTGACTCTGCGGCGACTTTATACAGTCCTGGCGTAAATACTTCGGTATCGGTTGGAGTTAATCTAATCGATTCTGCAGCTACGCTGTATGGTCCTAGCGTGCTGGCTGGACAAGTAACGGCTCAGGCGCAATTAATTGATTCTGCCTCAACTGTATATAGCCCGACGGTTGCTCCAGGGCAAGTAACGACAAGCCCGAATCTGATTGATTCAGCTGCTACGGTTTATAGCTCATCTGCGTTAGCTGGTGCGGTCACAGCTTCACCTAATTTAATCACTGCTACGGCTACTCTTTACAACCCAGCGGTATTGGCTGGTCAGGTTTCTATTGGACCTGGACTGATTACAGCAACCGCTACGCTTTACGATCCGACTGTTGCTCCTGGGGCGGTATCGATATCTCTTAATCTGATTGACTCAACGGCTACATTGTATAGCCCGAGTTTGACGATTGTAACGACGATACCGACGCAACTTATTGATTCTACGGCTGTTTTATACGGGCCATCGATAGCAACTGGAGCGGCAACGACAAATCCAGGGTTGATCGATATCACTCCGACTCTGTATCAGCCTTTTGTGTCTGCTGGGGCTTCACTGGCGGCTCCTGCTTTAATCAATTCGGCTGCTGTTCTCTATGGGCCGACTATCGTTGCAGGACAGGCAGAGTTAACGCCTAATCTGATCGATATTACGCCTACTCTGTATAATCCTAGTGTTCAGCCTGGATCTGTCACGCTAACGGCTAATCTGATCGATTCTGGGGCCGTTCTTTACACTCCATTACTTATCGAGGGGCAGAGCCTAACCCCTAACCTGATCGACTCGTCAGCGACCTTATACGCGCCCACGATAGCAACTGGATCGGTTACGGTAAGCGTATCTCTGATTGACTCTGCTGTTACGATGTACAGCCCGAGCTTGATACAGGGGCAATCGATAGACCTGCAATTAATTGATTCTGCGGCTACTTTGTATTCGCCAGGGGTATCAGCTGGGGCAGGTTTAGTCAGTCCAGCGCTAATAGATTCAGCCGCAATACTGTATAATCCTAATGTAATAGCAAGGGTTCCATCTGAGAATCCGATAATGTTTGGAGCTAACTTTTAATGAGCGCATTGAGAATACTTACACAACCGACAAGTTACCCTGTTTCGGTGGATGAGGTTAAGCTACATGCACGGATAACCAATGACGCTGAGGATGCGCTTGTTTTAAGGCTGATCATGGCAGCAACAAGCAGAGTTGAGAAGATCACTGGAAGGGCATTGATCACACAGACATGGATTGAATACTTTGATTGCTTCCCTCCTATTATCCATCTGAGAATGGGTGACGTTCAATCTGTTACATCTGTAAAATATCTCGACAGTGATGATGTGGAGCAAACATTAGCAACTGCTAATTATGATGTAGACACAGTAAGTAACCCGGCAAGAATAATCTCTTCAGAAGGCAATAGCTGGCCAAGCGGCATAAAGAACACATTAAACCCAATCTATGTGGAATATGTCTGCGGATATGGGGATGACGCGGACAATGTCCCAAATGACATCAAATGGGCCATATTCATGCTTGTATCGCACTATTACGAGAATAGGGAGGCCACTACAGACCTTAAACTGATCGATACTCCTATGGGCGTAGATAGCCTCCTGGCGGCCTATAAAATCTGGTGGTTGAGGTCATGAGAGCAGGCGCCCTAAGGCATATAATCGAGATAGAGGTTAATACGCCTACGCGGGATGCGTATGGTGGCCTGGTTGACGTGTGGACGGTACATAAGCGCGTATGGGCACAAGTTGGGCCTCTTGGCGGCACTGAGTTACTGAGGTCTGATCAGCTAACAGCAAAAACGACACATCGTATTATAATCAGATACTTAGGTAGTGTTACTGAGCAAATGCGGGTAAAATTTGAGGGTAGATACTTCAATATTAAGAATGTGATGCACAGGATTGTATATGGCGATATGACAACCTTAATGTGCGAGGAGCTGCCAGATGGAAATCGAAGCTAAGATTTCAGGCATTGATGAGCTAAATAGAATGCTGAATGAGATTGGCTCTCCTAAGATAGAGAAAAAGCTAGTTTCTCAGTCATTGAGAAAAGCCGCCAAGGTCGTTCTAAAGGAAGCTAAAAATAATGTGCCTGTAAATACCGGAACTCTGAAGAAAAGTCTTGGAATTGTAGCAGAGAGACAAAGAGGCAGAGAGAAAAAGGTTCTTAAAGTTGGGGCTAGGGCCGATCAAAGATGGCGAGGTTATCACGGCCATTTAGTTGAGTATGGTGTTCCTGCTCGCGGTATACCTGCTCAACCTTTCTTGCGCCCTGCTGTGCAGACAAAGTTTGAAGAGTTTCTAAAAGAATACATGGACTCTCTTGATGACGGAATTACCAAAGTTGTGAGGAAACATGCTAGGTAAAGCCATTTTTGATCTGTTCACGAATGATGCTGGAATTTCGGCTTTGGTCGGAACAAGGGTTTTCCCTACAGTGATGCAGCAAGGCGTAGATATGCCAGCGATTTGTTATACTATCATCACATCGAGCAGATATGAGGCATTGACGCAAGATACTGATTTAGTTGATAACTTGGTTCAAATAGACTGTTACTCTGAGACGTATCCAGAGGTAAGGTCTGTTTACCAGGCTGTCAGGGCTGCTCTGCAGAGGTATCAAGGCACTAATGCTGCAATCGAGATAGTTGATGCTGTAATTGATGACGAGCGAGACATTAGAGAGGAAGAGACGAAATTATTCAGAACTTCCGTGGATTATTTAATCACGTTTAGGGAGTAAAAATGAATATTCCTATGCATAAGGACAATGTAGTAATTTATGTTCATCCATCTAAAGTTGAATGGATGGAGCAAGTTGGATGGACTGTGGAAAAACAGTTTGAAGATAAACCAAGCGAAGACGAGGTGAACGAAAATGGCGGCGATAACGGGGCGTAGCGGCATTGTCCAGGTAGGAACGGCTACTGTAGCTGAGATTACATCTTTCTCTGTAGAGGAGACTGGAGAAGTCGTAGAAGATAGTGAACTGACTGATGGCGTGAAAACATTCCTTCCAGACATTAATGCCTGGTCTGGATCTGCTGAGTGCCATTGGGATCCTTCTGACACAACTGGACAGGAAGCATTGACAGCTGGAGCAAGTGTTACATTGCACTTTCTTTTCCAAGGTACTGGAGCAGGCAATATTGATTATAATGGCGCGGCTATTGTAACCAGTATTTCACGAAATGCTGCTGGCGGATCGACTGTGACAGCAAGTTTCAGCTTCCAGGGTTCAGGAGCTCTAACCAGAACTACACTTTAATTAACCAAGGAGAAATCAGATGGCCGAATCTGTAATCGAAAAAGCGAAAAAGCACTTTCTTGACCATATCAATGATATTAAGTGCGTAAAAGTCCCAGAGTGGGATGCGGAGATTTATTTTAAACCTCTGTCATTATCTGACCAGGACAGGATTTATAAATATGTCCAGAAGGGTTCTCTTGAATCTATTGCTGAAACATTGATCGTTCGCTCTCTTAACAAGGACGGATCAAAGATGTTTACATCAGCAAACAAGACCGAGCTTATGCGGATGGTAGATCCTGACATAATGAACAAGATTGTTATGGCGATGGCTGATGATAATGACGAAACCCTAGAGGAGATAGTGGGAAACTAAGGGAGGACAAGGAGGTTTATTTTCGCTTTATGTTAGCAGAGAGCTTGCATATCACAATACAGGAAGTGTTGGATATGCCGGTATCTCACTATAACGGATGGAAAGCTTATTTCCAGATAAAATTCGAGAAGAACCATAATGGCTAGAACGGTAACAAGTGTCAGTGTTGACTTAGAGGCGAAAACCGCCAATTTTAAGGATGAGCTAAAACAGGCTGGCAGGTCATTAAAGAACTTCGAGAAAAACGGTAAAAACTCTTTTCGCTCAGCAGGGAAGCACGCGAAAGGATTCAGGGTAACAGTTGAACAGGTAACGAGTGCCTTAGGACCACTCGCTGGCGCCTTGAGCGGTATCACGGCTGCTCTTGGCTTCAGCGAGCTAGTTAAGGCTAACACTCAATATCAAAAGCTCAATGCATCTCTGGAGACAGTAACAGGGAGTGCTGAGAGTGCTGATCGAGCATTCATGCAGATCAAGGAGTTCGCTGCAGAAACCCCATTCCAATTAGGTCAAGTAGTTGACTCATTCATCAAGCTAAAAGCTATGGGCCTGGACCCGTCTCAACAAGCTCTAATGTCGTATGGCAATACCGCGTCAGCAATGGGTAAAAGCCTTAACCAGATGATAGAGGCTGTTGCCGATGCCACTGTTGGTGAGTTTGAGAGACTTAAAGAATTTGGCATTAAGGCCAGCTCTGAAGGCGATAGGGTTAAGTTTACATTCCAAGGCGTGACAACTGAGATAGAGAAGAACGCGCAAGAAATACAGCAGTATCTATTAGATATTGGGCAGACTCAATTCGCTGGCGCTATGGAAAAGCAAATGAATACGCTTGGAGGCGTGTTCTCTAACCTTGAAGACTCTTTCTTTAATCTAGCCATATCCATAGGTGAGGCTGGATTAAACGACCTTGTAATGGATTTCGCCAAAGCCACAAATGAAGCCGCCAAGGCTGTTACAGGCTTTGTGCAGAATCCTGCATCCATGCCTGACTGGCTTAAGAATCTCTCTTTCTGGGTCAAGTCAGCAGTGTTAGAGGTCCAGGACTTAGGGGATTGGATAGGCGCTGTAGGAGCAATTATAAATAAGGCTGCTGATTTTGACCTGCAGGGCATTAAGAGGATTGTTGCAGAGCGTAAATTAGCCAGAGCTGAAATGGAATCTGATTTAGCTGATTTTGCCGTTAAGTTACAAGAAGAGATAGCACCAAAGGTTCAGCAGGCTTATGCTTCTATGTTTAAGCAGCCTGAGATGGAAGTTGACTCCTCTGGTGGTCTTGGCAGGCAAGCTTTGACTCCAGTGATGACAGATGACGAATTTGAAATAGAATTCGCTAGAGCAGAAGCGCAATTTGACCAATTGAATAAACTTTATGCTGATAAGGCTAGAGCGCAAGCTGCAATAGAAAAGAAATATGATGACATGATCATCGGAATGAAAATGAATGTAGCAAGCCAAGCTCTTGGCTTTATCAAGATGGTAGCTGGCGAGCATGATGTTGTAGGCAAATTGATAATTTTTGCTGAGAAAGGACTAGCAATGGCGCAGATCAGAATATCAACTGAGGTCGCTGCCATGAAAGCATTAACGCTAGGGCCAACAGGTGAGGCATACGCAGCAAGAATTAGAACATTAGGCGCAATATCAATGGGTATAGTGGCGGCCACAGGGATAGCGCAGGCTGCAGGAATCGGTGGGGCTGGTGGATCAGGAATCGGCGGCGTTCCGGCCATCGACACCGCTGCAGGTGCGCCAGTCCCACCACCTACTCCTTTGGATAACACTAGCTCTACGAGTGGCGGCACTGTTGGAACAGTTACAATTAACGTTAATGGCGTGGTTACAGAGGATATTATTAACGATCTGATGATTCCAGCAATTCAAGAGTCAATAAACGAGAGAGATGTTATCCTTATCAACAGCGATAGCAGGCAGGCTTTGGAGCTGACATAATGGCAGTAATAGAATATACGGCAGCAGATAGAGCTGACTTGGTAACTGGTCACACAGTAGGCACAAATTATCAGATTTTAGTCAAACTGATTTCTTACTCAATGTCTGTAGACCAGCCTAAAACGATGCATACCGCTTTGAACGGAAGGGTTGAGACTGTTCTTAAGAGAGCGACTAAAATCTATTCTGCTACTGTATCCTGGTCTGATGCCATTAATGCAAATATGGAAGAGTTTCTATTTTCAATAGCTGGCGGTGAATTGTTTTCTTTTGATCCATACGGAACAATAGTAACGCCAGACCAACCGCTAGAGGTCGTTTCTATAAACTCTCAGCAGTACGGAATAAGCCCTATTCAACGAAGCTCAACACCCGCAAGAAGGGTTATGTTAACCATGCGGCCTGCCATATCTAGACTATGAAGACTTATTCTGATAACTACAGACTTTATGAGCAGGCTGCAACAAAGGAACCAAGATTTGTAGCTCAGGTGTCGTGGGATGTAGACGATACCGATTATACTTATTTTACGTCTAGCTCTAAAGCTGCATTGCCAACTGGAGTTGATTTCATACATGGCGCTGTATATAAAATATCAGGCCAGACGCAGAAGATAAATCCAGACATAGCAACTAGCACTATTGGTGTTGTAAAACTTTCATTGCTTGACGTTCATGAGAATGAGAACTTAATAAGATGGTCACAGCAGTTTGATAATGCTGTATGGCAGAAAAGCTTACTATCAGTAACTGCTAACCAGGTAAAAGCGCCAGATGGATCATTTACCGCAGACAAGATCATCTATTCAGGAAACAACAGCCTTTTAGCGCAAGGTAATTCTGCTGGTGGTACTGTTGGTAATAGGACTTTTACATACAGTGTTTGGTTATGGACTGATTCAGGTCAGCCAATTAGTGTAAGTATTACAGTTTATAGCGGTTCTAATTCTCAAACAAAGAATATAACACTGACAGAGAAGCCAGTTAGGCATACTGTTAGTTATACTTTTCCAGGATCTGATTTAGGCACTCTAATAAATGCCAGGATTAATGGGCCATCATCAGGCGTTGTAAGTGGTGAATACGCTTATGGATGGGGAGCTCAATTAAGTGAAACTGGTGGAAGGATTCCTTATACAGAAACAGAATCTACACAAAGAACAACATCGTACCCAGCTGTAACTACTAAGATTTCTGACAAGCTTGCTGCTGGTGATGGCCTAAGGCAGAAGACAGTCAGGATATATGTTGGCTATGGCGATATGCCATTTACTGAGTATGATTTGAGGCTTACTTACATTGTAGACTCAATATCATACAAGGACGGTGTTTATAGTATCACTATGTCCGATATTCAGAGGGAAGAGCGGCATAAGATATTTACTCCTCTGGAGACTACGCTAGCTGAAAATGTTGATGAGCTTACAAATATAATCCCGATAAACACTTCAGACTTAAACTTCTTTCCTCTTGTTAGGACAGGGCCGCTCGACTCTGTTTCACCAAGAAAGCATGTCGGATATGTAAAGATAGAGGAAGAGGTTATACAACATATTGGGATTCTGTTTGATGCTGGTATTGGATATTATTTAAATGTGTCAAAGAGAGGAGCTTTAAATACCAGGGCTGCAGAACATAGAATAAGCGATGATGCTACAACTACAAGCTCGCCAATAAAGGTCATAGAGCATATTTATTTTGAATGTCCGGCTCCTAAGGCTATTTATGCTTTACAGACAGGTCTTTATCTGCATGGAAATAATCTTTTAGGCGATGTATTGCCAAATGATTCTTTTGACCTGTCAACATGGAATCAATTCAACAGCCCTACTGTTTCATTATCAACTGAAGTTAGCCCAACAGGATGGGGACAGGTTTGGGATGTAATAGACAACAGCGCTACGTTAAATGAGCATATAAGAACAGATGAGTATACAAGCGCTCTAGGCTATGTTCACGGAGATGAATACTCTGGTAGTATTTTTGTAAAAAAAGATACATTAGACACTATAAATGGATCTATATATATATCATTTAATAATGGTGCTGCATCGTCTTATGGGTACTTGGTTTATAGCGCAGCTTCTGGGTCATTTTCACTCGCAAATGATGGGACTGCTTTTTTCTTTACTAAGGGTTCTGTTCTTGATTATGGCGACTGGTGGCAGGTGGTGGTAGGAGGATATTCGACTACAACCGGAACAACATCAGCAACATTTCGAGTATTTTCAGCAGCATCTGCAACAGACACTGGTTCTAAAACTTATTTTGGCGCAAGCTTTCAAGGCGGCGTTAGATCTGCAGGGATGAATATATTGCCGTTACATTGGCATTTGGGGATTAATGAAAAGTTTGTAAGGCTATCGGACTATAAAAATATAGGAATAGATTACTGGAACCCAGACGATGACTCAGGAAAGATAGTAAGAATCGAAAATCCAGGCACACAGGACGGCAAGAAATATATCGAGTCTCAGTTACTATTGTGGCTTGGAGCATTTCAGCCTATTTATTCAGATGGCGATATAGGACTTAGAAAGCTAGCTAATGTATTGCCGTTTACTGGATATAACCTGCATTTGACAGAGACTAACGTTAAAAGCTATTCGGATCTGATTCACGATATGAAATCCGTTGTTAACGATATTCGTATCAGGTGGAATTATGTAGATAGTAAAGAAACGTATACAAAAGAAAACGTTTTGATAGACGCTGATTCAATCGGAAAGCATAGAACGGCAGACACAAAGGTTTTCGAGTTTAAAGCTGTCCACACTGGCGCGCACACAGATGAGAACATATTAACCTACTTTGACACGCTGAGGGACAGGTATTCTGGGCCTCCTTTAAGGATGTCTCTTTCTGTTATGCCGTCCTCATCAAGTCTTGAGGTTGGAGATAGGGTTAGAGTAACTTTACCACAAATCAGAAATTTCTCTGATATAACCCCATTCAATCAGACTGTTGACAGGGTTTTCGAGGTTCAGCAGGTAAACACTGACTGGACAACTGGAGAAATGAAACTACAGTTATTTGGTTCATCACAGAAGGCTGGAGAGTTAGGAAGAACTACAACCAATTCAGTCTTGTTGGATACTTTTTATACAAGCGCCGGAACCAATTTAACCAGTGTTTTAACTATCACGGCTGGAGCGGTTACAGCTAACGGTACGCTTACAGGTAACGCCAATAGCATGGATAGCGCAATCTATTATTATGATGGCGACTTAACCATCAATGCTGGGGTTACTGTAACAATTACAGAGAACGTTCAGTTAAGGATTAAAGGGACTCTAACGATTAATGGAAAGATCGACGGAGCAGGTAATGGTGCGACAGGCGGAACGACTACTACACAATTTGTCGGTGGCGGCACTACTGATTTAGTCCTGACCTTGGCCTATCTTCCTGGAGGTTATGATCCACTTAAAGATATTGATTTTGACTTTGGTGAGCAAGGTTATTTATTCAACACTATTCCTGCTGCTGCTTTAAATGCTTACGGACTTGGAAGCCTTACGACAATTCAAGAGACTGACCAATTTGACGTTTCCTCTACCTATGTGGATGAATATGAATATGCTTGGTATGGATTCACAATACAGAAGGCCATATCTGAAGGTATAGAGGAAGAATTACCCTATTTTAATATCACGAACGATCAGCAAACCAACACTGTAGAAGGTTACTCTCTCGATTTAAGGGGCAACTCTGGTGGTGGAGGAGTTCCATTAGTAAGAAGAGGTTTCACATTTGGAACATATGAGGCTCTACATTCGATAGTCGCTAATGGCGGATCTGGCGGTGATGGTGGTGCTGGTCTGTTGATAATATCTCGCGGCGTAGTGTTTGGCGGGTCTGGAGAAATAGACCTGTCAGGCGGACCATCGGGTATTGGTGGTAGCTGGACATCTGCAGGCGGAGACGTTTTTTATGCTGGCAGCGGTGCTCCTGGCGCTCCAGGGGGGCTGTTAATCCTTCTTGATGGGGGCGTTACAAACCCAGACATCGATGACACGGTATTTACGGCTAATTTCGGTGACGCCGTTCATGGTGTTGGGGCCACAGAGGTAGATAGAAGCTTTTTCGCTCCTCCAGGACAGGATTGGAATTTATACTCTGTTGCAACCTGGCCACATGGCGATGCTGTATGGAACGGCGCTCCTACAGCTGCACTTGAGAACGGATCTGCTACAGATGCAGCTCACAGGATACAGTATATTCCGGCTGATATTACTCCTGCTTTATCTGAAGACTCAGCACCAAATATCATATACAGAACTTACAAGCCAATTCAATTCAGAGAAGGACTGCCAAGCAATCAGGCTGCTTATCTTGGCAAATATGTCACTATTAGCGAGGATAATCAGCGGATTGCATACAGCGAAGGCAACCCAAATTTTAATACGCCAAAGATAACGATTGAGGCAGGTTTAGAAAACGGCATCCAGGAAATGCAGACTACGCTTGGAACTGGTGAAGATAATAACGCAAGTGAAGTTCTTGCATTCAATAGGACTAGTGATGTATTCATAGAAGGAAGGCCAGAGACTACTTCTAATTCTGGCAATGTAAGAGTGTGGACAAGAAGCATAAATTCTTGGACAAACACGCAGTCGATAACATGGGCAACTGCAAATGATAACTTTGGCAGGTATTTGGCAATGCGTGGTGATGGTCGCTCTCAAGGGTTTTTAGCTGGAACAGCTAATACTGCTACCACAAACAATAGGGTTTACTATTTTGAAAACACAGGAGCATCTTGGGTTCAGCAGCAGACATTAAATTACACAGGACAGCCAACATCATCTGCTGCATGTCGAAATAATGCATTAAGAATGTCTGGTGATGCTAATTGGTGTATTTTTGGTGACGTAAATTTCGGGACTGCAAATGATGGGTGTGCAGCTGTATTCCAGAGAACAGGAACAGGTGCGTCAACTTGGTCAGAGGCTGCTGTTTTAACCATTGCATCTGGAGTCTCATCAAACCTTCTAGGAACACAGGTAGATCTTGACTCAACAGGGCAAACGTTTGTTGCTAGTTCTGAGTATCCAATATCAGGATTTAACCTAGGACGTGTTGAGGTATGGCAGAGAGATATAAATGTGTTCAACCATTTTCAGACGATATTTGGTCCTGCTGATTCTATTGGTTCATATAATGCTACGTTTGGGCGAGCATTATCTATCTCAGATGATGGACTAACTCTTGTAACGAGCTATGGCAATTCAGGAAATACTAATACAACTGTCCAGGTTTACAAGCGCGGATCAATCGATGTTAAATTTAAACTGCTTGAGAACATAGTTCTTGAAGATATAACATCCACGTACAGAAACCACATAGAGATATCCAAGAATGGCAACTACATAATATTGCCATCGCCTACTTATAGGACCAATGGAGTGACTACAAACGGGCTTATAGTGATTTTTGAGAACCAATTCAACCTTATAGGCTCGTAACATGATTTTACATTCTTTTACATAATTGTATGTATAATGGTTAAATGTTAGTCAAAAAGGTAAAGAGATGTGGCAGTTAATCAGAAAAGCACACTATTGGCTTATGGAAAATTACTCGGCATTATTGCGGTGGCTGCTGCTGTTGGTGTTGATTTTATTGTTAGCCAAAACATGGCCACAGATCCCTATGCTCGACCGGACCCTTTTACGGGTTCAGACTTCGAGCGATTCAGAGATGGAGAATTTAACGAGCTTAAACAACAAGTTAGAGAATGTCAGCGATGGCGAGAGAATCACACGAGATGGGGTCGTGAGCGGGCCGGAAGAAACGACGAAGTGCACAGGAACCTGGAGAAATCTTTGTCAGACATTCAATCTCAAGTTTTATATCTATACCAACAACAACAGAGACACGATTGAAAGATGGCAAATATGAATTGGATCACTAGAACAATAGTCTGCGGATTTGCTACTGCAGGCGTAATGTTTATACTTATAGGATGCGGCAACCACGGAGGTAGCATATATGGCGGCTTTGGGAACGCATTCCACCATCACGATTCATGGGAATATGGCGCAGAAGGAAACGACCATTACGGTATTGTAGGGATTGAGTATGAAACTCAGATTCACCATGTTCAGCCTGTTTACCTAAGGGGCGCTATAGAGCATAACAGCGACCACAAAGGCAGGGATAAGCCAGGCGGCAACTCTGCCAGAGTGACAGGACATGTAAAATTTTAGGAGAATATTATGGAATATGATTTTGAGGCACAGATAGAAGAATACGAGTCAAAACTAGAAGAGTTAGAAGAAGGCTCTGAAGAGTATGAAAAGCTAGTTGAAGTTATTAATTTTCTTAAAATGCTCTATGAATCGGTAAAAAAATGAGAAAAATCAACACAATTATAGTCCATTGCTCAGCGACAACCGCCAGGCATGATATAGGTGTGGAGGAGATTAGAGACTGGCATGTTAATGGTAACGGATGGTCAGACATTGGCTATCACTATGTTATTAGGCTTGATGGGCAGATAGAAGACGGCAGGCCGATAGAAAGATCAGGTGCTCACGCTAGAGGGCATAATGCTGAGTCTATAGGCATATGTTTAGTAGGCGGAATTGGTGATAATGGAAAGGCTGATGCTAATTTTTCAATCGAGCAATATATTAGTTTAAGACAACTTATCATTGATTTAAAGAGCAAATATGACATCGTAAAGATTATTGGACACAGGGATGTTAGCAAAAAAGATTGTCCATGCTTTAGTATACAGGGCTTGATAAGGAATTAAATATTTCAGACAAGCGGCATATTTTTTGACATAATTTTACTTTATACAACTAAATGAGAATGAAATAATGCCTGCATGGGTGATGAGAATGAGAATCAAAAGCGAGAGCCAGGCCGTGTTCACATGTCCCAAGGACTCTTATACACAACTGCTATTGCAGCTCTCACTTACAGCCTCAGCGGTTTGTATGTTTCTATCGTCCGCAATCCTGTTGCTGAGTTAGATGACCTGGCAGACGAGTTTAAAAGTCACGTTCAAATATACGATGACAGAATTGATGACCTAAAGAGCAAAATAGACCGAAACTCATACAGGATCGAGGATTGTATGGACAAGGTAAACAGATAAGAGAGGCTATATTAATGAAAACGATAACAATTCTTATTACCATTCTTATTATAAGCGGTTGCGCTTATTTCCAGGAAAAGGCAGCACCAGAGATAGCAGAAGCAATTAACAAATACTGCATAAATACCCCTCTAAGCGCGAGAGAGGCTGTCAGAGAAGAGATTAACGTTCTTTTGATAGATGGTGCCAGTATTAAAGTTACATGTCCTGGCGATTGATATGGAAGGCTTTCACAAAGTAGGCCGAATTATCCTGGCTGGCTTTACTGTTGCTGTTCTGGCTGCTGTATCTGTTCTTATCCCTGATGTAAAAATAGAGGTACTGGGGCTTATTGCATCCCCAGCACTTGGTTATATTGGGATTAAGGGAACTGGCACTAAACAGAATTAAAGCTTTAGGCTAGTTTTAGTCGGCTTTGCCTGGTATAGAAAAAAATGCTCTTGTTGCCAGCCTTTTGGAGCCACGCTATCAAGCAGCTCTTGGAAGCTGTTAAATCTGCTTTTCATGTCATGAAATGATCCTTCGCAGATATTAGCAGTTGCACACCATTCCTTGTACCCCATCGTTAATACTCTATTTTTCCACTTTCCCGTATATAAATTACAATTTGGTTTTGTCATGATTATTCTTCCTTTAGTGATTCGATTGCTCTTTCAATATCTTCAAAAGAGCCTTCATCTATGTACGCGTCCCTTGCTTCTTTGCTAGCAGCATCCATGCAGAGATTGATTATTTCTTTTGCTGCTACAGTGTAAGTTTTTCCATTAGCTTCAAAATCCCATAATTCTTTAGCTATTTTCTCTTTCAATTTACTCATTTTTATCCTCCACAGGACTAGGAAACTCAAAGCCCTGAACGATTAGTTTGTACTCATACAGACCACCAGTAACGCGCCGTCTGTCAATCCGATGCTTGCCGAATCTTTCCTTGCGTAAATCCCTCAACCTCGCTGACACACTTGCCTCGCTTCCCTGAGCTTCTTTTGATATTTGGGATAGGGTACGCCACTTTCCATCAGACATCAGAGCATAGACCCTTAGAAGCTGCCCTGTGAGGCGTTTCTGGTCAATTCCTGGCTCATATGTCTCACCATCGAAATAGGCTGGAATTACTGTTTTTATTTTAGTCATCACCTCTTCCCCGTTGCGATCATCCAGCAAACCTTTCTATCTATGCCGGTCATCTCTTCAATGTCTTTCAGCGTGTAATATCCATGCTGCTTTTCACCTGGAGTAAAGTTCTCTCTTCCTTGCCTCCAGTAATCCCTAGTTTCCTGTTTTATCTCTTCTGAGTATTTTCGTTTTGCTGGCATGTTTTCACCTAAAAAATGGCTGTGATTTTATTTCTTCGATTGCTGATTCTTTCATTGTTAATGTGCGAATTCCGTCGCTACCAAAATATACAACTTGTCCACCAACATTAGCTGTAGATGTGTAGCAATAAATTTCATCAGATTCAATATATGAATAGTCGGTATCTGAATCATATTCAATATTTGCTGGCATGTCTCTATCCTTTTGATATAGTTAACATTTCTCTGTACTTCAACATTCTTTCTATGAACTTAAATACTAGCTCCTCCATTCTCTGTATGTATTCATTATCCCTGTAAACGCGAATGATTCTCAAATCAAGGTCAGGATGACGGAACATGAAATCGCACCAGTCACGTCCTGTAATCCATAGCTGGCCCTGTATCTGTGGCTTATACTTTGACGGCTCCTTGTCGCTAAGGTAATACTCGATAAATGTCGATCCTTTAGGATTCTTAATCTCAAGCAGCCCATCTTCACCCACAAGGCCATCAGGAGAGCATCCTACAAGCCTGTCCTCGTTTAAATAGCAGAAGCCTATCTCTTGCACCTCCTCGCCAGTGATAAGCTCATATAGCGCCCTAGATTCAGCCTCACGCTCATTTCCTGCTTCAGTAAAGACGTTTCCATCAAATGCGTCTACTGGATGCCCAGCGAACCAGTCAGCTAGCAGCTGGTTCATGTAGGTTTTTGATGATGCGCTCGGCTTGCCGGTTGAAGTTATGATCTTGTCGAACATTGAGGCACTCGGTATTCCTAATCGCCTCTTCAGTGCCTTGAGGTATGTCAAGAATTATCATTAGGTGGCTCCGGCAGTGGCATCCAATGGGTTACATTTGGATAAAAGTCTTCGAAACCATATTCGTTGTACATATCTTGATACCAATGATCTAACTTAGAGTTATAACTAGCCGTTAAAATATTGTGATCTCTATTAGGTTTTGGCCATACTAGTACCTCTGTATGATCACTCGGCAACATATCATAAACGCTTATCCAGTTATTTTTTAGTATTTTCTGTATTTCATACGCAAGGTCTCTATCTGTTTGTCCAAACCTGTCAAATATAATTTGTGTTATCTTATCCTGACTAGCCATTTTTGCCGACCTCCTTTTCATTCATTGCCTGAATGCGCTTATTCAAGATACTGTAAGCTTCTACTGCCTGACTCTCATTTAAGAGTTTTACCTCATTTACTCCAAAATATGATAAGAACTTTTCCTTGTTGGCTTTTGCGGTTTTCATCAGTGATGATAGGTCATCAGCAATCTCATCTGATACAAGAGAAACCGAAGACTGCGCATCATCATCAACATCCTCAGTTGTGGTTATGTTGAATATCTCACGGAGCAGGTAGCGCCTAAGGTATGATCTGGTAGAAGCCAGGCCATGCACAGCTGTCTTATTCACTTTCCCTTGCATGCCCATATTATCTGGCGGCAGCTCCATTGTGTGCTCTGTGGTGGCTCCTGAACGGTGAGAGACAGTAGCCTTCATGGCGACATATCCCTCATTTTGAGGAGGAAAGCTGTTGAATGATACTGCAAATCCCCATTTGGTATAGCATGGCTTGATCGCATTGTTCAGACTATCCAGCTGCTCATACTTTGAATGAGTCTGATTATTATTCGCATTCTTAAGTACCTTAGGCATTTCTGACTGGCACTTTGACATGTCAATTGCGAAGTCCTGCCTGGCTTGTCGGTCAAGAATTCGTTCCTGCGCGTCAAGGACCATCTTTAGCTGCTCAGGCTGTAGCTGCCCGCCGCTAATAGCCGACATTAGCGTATTAGTAATTTGTGATTCAGCGGTGCTTTCTGTTAGTTGTTTGTTTTCTTCAGTCATTACTCTCTTCCTTTAGTGATTCGATTGCTTGAATGTCTTCATCATACGTAGACATGTTGTGAGTTATGCCTGAATCTTTTTTATTTTCTAAGCATTTTTCAATAGCAGCATACATGCAGATGTTTATTATTTCCAATAGGTATTGTCTATACTCTTCTTGGTGATGGCAGCCAAAATATTCATCAACAAAATTATCAGCAATTAATTCAACGTGCTCAAGTAATTCACTCATTTTCACCCTCCAAATGCCTCACCAAGCGCCATCATTGCCACAAGGAACAATACAAACATCAGCGCACCAAAAAACGATTCTATAAAGCTTTCTTTTTCATGTTTCATTTCTTTTTCTCTACTTTTGATTCCCAGTCTAAAAATTCTCCACAACACAGCGGGCGCTCTTCCATTTCTCCATTGTCTATCTTCTCAAGATAGTAATAATCACCATTAAATGTGTATCCTGCAGCATCCTTAACGCCTGCTTTCCAGCCGTAAAATTCTGACTTGAGAATATTATGCTCATGCTCTGTTTTTGTTTCGTCGTTTACTTGAATTAAGCGCCTTATGTATTCATCGTATAATCTTTCAATCATTACTTCCTCCTGATTATCTCAAAATCATTAGAGAGAGCCATCGTAAGCTCTGTCATGACGTTTTCTATCTTCTCTAGGGCTTGTGCTAGGCTTTCTGCCTCCTGTTGCCTGACGCGCATCTGAGCGTGATGTTTGATTGCCATTTCTGGAGTCGGGTGAAAATTAATAGAAGTCCATTTTTCCTCCCATTCTCCAGTGTCTTTATTTTTTACCCTGCCAAGCTCTTGTATCATCCATTGGCGACTGTCAGAGCTTAAGCGATATCCTTTGTCTAGCGGAATGTTCATTTTTTAATCCTCTCTGTTTTCTTTCAATCTATCCGGAACGTAATCATCATCTGCTTGATATTCCTCATCTTCTTTCTGCAGCCTGTAATCCATTAGATGGATACCTGATAACAGACCGCCAAAGTAAGAAACGGCTGCAGCAATGACTGCGTAGATTGTGCATTCATTCATGTCTTAACCTCATATTTTCAATACACTTTTGCAGAACATCGATCTCAATCTGCTGAGACACCAGCTGGTCTTTGGTTCGTTTATAAATCCCGCGATAGTTAGCAGAAAAGACATTCGTCATATTCTCCATAGCATCCAAGTTATCCATAAAGAACTGGTATAGCTCAGGCTGGTTATTGAGAATGTGGTCTGCTTCTCTTTGGGCTTTCTCTTCTATTGATAATTGCATAGCTTTCTCTCTTTCTATTAGTTGTTGGCCCTTTAACGGTGGCCAGCCGACCAGGATGTTTTTTATCTAGTAATCAGTGTTCAACCTAGTATGACTCTCACTGCATCTGGACTATGTGTTTATAGTAGTGCATAATACATGCAGATACAATAGCAGAGGATAAAAAAATAATGATAAAAACTACGATCCAAGCACGGATGCCAGCAAGCATTAAAAGAATGGCAGTAAAGCAGGCTAAGAAGCTAGACATGAGCCTATCGCAGTATATTAGATATTTAATAAGAACTGATGCAGGAGAGAATAAAAAGTGAACGCTCAAAAATTTACAATGATCGTTAATGATAAATTTAAATTATCTATCGAAAATGACAGATGGGATGATACAGATAGGATGTTGAGAATATCAACAAACGGATGGCAATGGACCGGAATATATCTAAAAGACGAGCAAATTAAAGATCTTAGGGATTTCCTAGAC